ACGTGTTACACACATAATAAAAATGACAGACAACGAGCTGCGCAAGATGCAGGTGAGCCAATTTTATCGCGACGTCGAGGTTCCAACAGGAACCGTCGATCCGTCGGAGGTTACCGAAAAGGTAAACAAGTTGGAGGGCGTACAGAAGGAATACTCCTCCGATGATGACGAACATGAAATCCTGGAAATGCATGTCAACGCTGACGTGCCAGGATTCGAGAATGAGAACGGCATCAAGATGCCCTACATCATTACCGTAGACAAGTTTTCACAACTTGTTCTTTCCATAAGAAGAAACTGGAATGAGCAGGACAAGGACGTTCACAAGACTTCCTATTTCGTACACTTTAAGTTCCTCCCAGGACTGGGCTTTTACGGCTTCGGTCTTATACACATGCTGGGTGGGTTATCGCGAACAGCAACAAGTGTTTTGCGGCAATTAATTGATGCTGGCACACTCGCTAACCTACCGGCAGGTTTCAAGGCACGGGGTATGCGTATACGCGACCATGACGAGCCATTGCAGCCGGGGGAATGGAGGGATGTGGACGTAACAGGAACCTCCATCAAGGAATCTTTGCAGCCACTTCCTTACAAGGAACCGTCACAGGTTCTATTTGCGTTGCTGGGATTCGCGGTTGACGCGGGAAAATCATTCGCGGCGATTGCCGACATGAAGCTTGGAGAAGGAAACGAACAGAATCCAGTTGGAACAACACTCGCTCTATTGGAACGTGGAACTAAAGTCATGAGTGCAATTCACAAGCGCTGTCACTACGCGCAGAAGGAGGAATTTTCTCTTCTCGCAAAAGTTTTTCAATTGTATCTTCCGCCGGAATACCCTTATCAGGTTGTCGGTGGTGATCGAATGATCAAGCAGTCGGACTTTGATGACCGCGTGGATATTCTGCCGATTTCCGATCCGAACATCTTTTCAATGGCACAGCGCATTACGCTGGCGCAGCAACAGTTGCAGCTGGCGACAGCGGCACCGCAGCTTCACAATATACGCGAAGCGTATAGAAGAATGTATCAGGCGATGGGGGTTGACAATGTTGACGCCATCCTTAAACCGGATCCGGAGCAGCCGGAACCAACGGGGCCGGCAACGGAGAATGCAATGGCAATGAAGGGAAAGGCGCCAAAGGCGTTTCCGTTCCAGGACCATTCAGCGCACATACAGGCACATTCTGAATTCATGTTTACGCGCATGGTGCAGATAAACCCGCAGCTTTACACAATGCTGCAGTCGCACATATCGGAGCATGTTGCTCTGATGGCAGGATTTCAGATTCAGGAACAGTATAAACAACAGGTTCAGCAATTACAGCAGGCGATGCAACAGGCAGCGCAACAGGCGCAGCAGAATCCGCAGGCGCAACAGCAAGTGCAGCAGATGCAGCAGCAAATGGATCAGTTAACTAACGAGATCGCGGCTAAACAGGCACAGCTTGAAGCTAAACTGACTGCGCAGCTGTCACAGGATGAAGAGGCACGCATGAGCAAGGAACCTCAGGATCCACTCGTTAAACTGAAGCAACAAGAAATTGACTTGCGGGCAGCTGAAGTTCAGGCTAATATGCAGAAAGACATGATCATGGATTCAGAGAAAATGGATCTCGAACGTGACAAGCTTGAAACACAGGCAAGCATAGATATTATGAAAGTGGCGGCGGATGCTGACAAGCAGCAAAACGCCGAAGCAATGTCCATGATGAAGGAGAACATCATCACTGCGAGGGAGGCAATGAAGGACCAGTCAAATGAGAGAATTTCGAGGAACAAGGCGAATGGACAAGGCGCTAATAAAAATAAGCGATAGCATGAAGAAAATTGAGGATCTCGTTAGAAACGAGATAAAGACTCAGGAAGACTACATGCTTGTGTGCTCCGCACTGATGGCGGTTACGAGGAACATGTACGCGGAATCCTTGGGTCCGCACGACACCTCAAAAATGTTCCAGGCGGTTGCAGAGAGTTTTCATGCCGTTGAGGAATTCTTGGACCATTTCAGGCCTGAAGAAAAACCGACGATACACTGATGCCCTTCAAGTCAGAAAAACAAAGAAAGTATCTATGGGCGAAAGAACCAGAGATTGCCAAGAAATGGACAAAAGAGCATGGAAGCAAGATAGTTAAGAATAAGGGGGGCGTTGTAAGTCCCAAAGGAATCGGACTTAGGTCCAGGTGGCTAAAGGAGGAATAAATGCCAACAGTAGGAAAGCAAAAATTCGGTTACACTTCCGCCGGCGTCAAGCAGGCGCAGGATCACGCCAAGAAGACCGGTCAAAAACTGGTCATGACTGGCAAGAAAGGCGGGAAGGTAAGGAAGAAGTTTAAGAAAGGTGGAGTGAAGAGGAAACACCATGGAGGTCGAGTAAGTGGTGGGATGAAAGATAAACAATGTTAACAAGGAGGTAGATATGAATTTATTGAAAGATCTTTGGGGACATCTAAAAGAATGGAATGAATGGAAATTGAAGGACTGGATAAAAGCCGGAATTTTAGTCATTATAATTCTTGTGGTCCTTAAAATCATAATTATTCCAGGTGCATAATGCAGGACAATAAGTCAAGATACTTACATAATCAGGCGGCTAGGCGTGCCAATGAGGTACGCCAACGCCGTGCTACTGTGGAGAACCCACAGTGGGCGATGTCTCGTCCAGCTGAGTGGTATCAGAACCGTGAAAATCTTGCATCCATAAAGGACACATTAGTCAACCAACAAGGCAACCGAGATTTTTGGACCACGGATCAGGATGAATCCCGTAACATGTACCAAATGCTCATGAACCAGATGAGGGGTGGTGGTGGAGCGAGGATGATGGACCTTCGTGGGCTGCCATCCGTTGTTCAGTCCGATCCCAACAGATACCGAAGAGGAAGAACCATGTTTCAGGACCCCTCTAAGGCCCAAGGTTTTCTTGGCGATGTAGGGTCTTTACTTAGCGGCAAGAACAAAGCCGCAGTCTACGCAGACGAATACAATCCTTTCCCAAAAGCCGGGTTTGGAGCGGACTGGTACAAGGATCAATTCCCCATTGCCTCCGGACTTGGATCCTTGATGGAAGCGGCGGAAAACGTAATACCTTATGCTAGCTGGGCCAAAAGATTTTTACCCAAAAGCAATAGAGTTCCTTTGGAGCGTGATCTCAGCTGGGTTCCAGAAGGTTTGGGTGAATATGATGAAATTCCTGAAATACCTTTCCTGAGTGAAGAAGTAGATGAAACCATTGAGAGCACACCTATTAACGCCGACGAAACGGGTAACTGGCGGTATACTCCTCCGTTTTTTGATGACGACATTACCGTTATGGATTTACCTGAACTATATGACTATGATCCATTTGATGAAGACAGTTTTAATTCCGAATATGAATTTGTAAATAAGGACATCGGAGATAGGGAATTAGATAGTTGGCAAGGTGTAAGCACGCCATGGGAATATTTTATTACTATGCAAGGTCTCATGAATTTTGATAATAAAAAAATGCTGCGCCATTTAATTGATGATGGAACAATTAAAAAGAAATATTCGGACGAAGAATAATGCCCCGACGAAATCACACAAACAGCGTCACGGCTCCTAGAAGGTGGCAGTCATCTCCTGAGCATCCGCCGGCAGAGCTGGCGTATGTAACACAGGACGAGATAGACATGCTCGTCAGGGCCAATATTTACGGATCAATGAACGGAAAGCCCAACCGCGGACCTCAGGGAATTATAAGTCTTCAAGGTGACATAGGTGGCTATGAGCCTCCTTCAGGCGGTAACGGCGGCAATGGAGGTAACGGCGGCAATGGAGGTAACGGTGGTCATCATCCACCATGGAATCCTCCACCATATGTACCACCACCCAATACACCGCCACCAGGATGGGTACCGGAACCGGATCCACCTTTTATACCACCTGATCCACCAAACACACCACCACCAGGATGGGTACCGGAACCGGATCCTATCATTCCACCAGATTATCCAGACGATGATGATTATGAAGACGATGATCCAGGAGGACCAGATTGGGTTGATCCAAATCCACCTGATGACGATTATCCAGATAATACAGAACCAGAAGAACCGGACGGAGGAGAAGGTTGGGAACCGGATCCACCAGATTATCCAGACGATGATGATTATGAAGACGATGATCCAGGAATCCCGTGGATACCTCCAGAAGACTGGCCGGATCCAGACTGGCCAGATAATACAGAACCAGAAGAACCACCTGCACCATTTCCGGATCCAGAACCAGAACCACCTTGGGAACCAGAACCGGATCC